CATTCCATATTTTTGGATAATTTAAGGAAGCTAATAAATAGTCTGCTACAAATTTAATATATTGTGTCATTAATTTACTATTCATACCTAATAATGAACAGGGTAAACTTTCACAAATAAATTCACGTTCAATTTCAACAGCTTCTTCAAACATATGTTTAACTACATCATAATCAATTCTTTCTTTAATATATGAATATAGTAAACATCCATAACTAGTATGCATACCTTCATCTCTAGCAATTAATTCATTACTATCACATAAACCCGGCATTAAATTTTTTTTCTTTAACCAAAAAATAGAACAAAAACTACCTGAGAAAAATACTCCTTCAACAATTGCAAAAGCAATTATTCTTTGAGCAAAAGGACATTTACTTTTTATCCATTTAAAAGCCCAATCTGCTTTTTTTCCAATACAATCAAATTCAGTAACAGCATTTAATAATTTATTTTTTAATTCTTTATCTCTTATAATATTATCAATTTGTAAAGAATATACTTCTGCATGAATATTTTCCATCATTATTTGATATTGATATGCAATAATTGCTTCTCTAACTTGAACTTCTTGTGTAAAACGTTCAGCTAAATTAATATTAACAATAGTATCACTTGCAGCAAAAAAAGCTAAAATATGAATAATAAAATGTTGTTCATTCTTATTTAATTTTTGAAAATCATCATAATCTTTACTAAAATCAATTTCTTCCGGTGTCCAAAAAGCAGCAACTTGTTCTTTATATGCTGTCCATATTTTTTCATAATTAATAGGATGAACTGTTAATCTATTATTTTTATTATCTAATAAAATTTCAGTGGTCATTATTAATTTATAAAATATAATTTTTTATATAATTTTTTCAATTTTTTTATTTTTCTAATTAATATTATAATATTAAATATGGATACAATTATAAAACCACGATTAATAGAAAAAAAAATAATTAAAAAAATTATAAAAAAACGTAAAAAAAATATTAATTTAAATAATAATATTGATAATAATAAAATATTTAATGTTGTGAAAAAATGTTTTAAAGAAAATATTAGTATAATTATAATTTCAATAGTATTAAGTTTTTTATTATTTTATAGATATAAAGATGTTCAAAATAAAAGAAAATTACAAAAACAAAATAAATATTAATAAATTATATAAAAATGAATCGTGTTAAAGAAATTATTATATAAAATAATATATGAATCATAATATTTTTGAAGAAAATATCCATCCAGTAATTGAAAATTTTATTAATAATACCGTATCAACTAATATGATATCATTTTTAGAATTAATTAAAACATTTTTAAATTGTCAAGATTCTATTTTATATATTGAAACTATAAGAAAAGAACAGGATGAACAAATTTATACTCGTATTAAAGAATTATATAATTCTTTATATTCTGATAATTTATTCAATTTATTTGTTAGAAGAAAGATAAAATTATTTTCATCAAAAAATGAAAAAACACATCAAGTTTCTAAAAGTTTATTTGGTGATAAATTAACATTAAAAAGAATATTTAATAATCAAACTACAGAAATAAAATATAAATTATGGAGATATTTACATTTATTTTATTTATTAATTGATTATGATAATACAGAACCAAATGAAGAACGTTGTAAAAATATTATAAATATATTAAATAATAGTGAATCTAATTCAGAATCTAAAAATTTGATAAATTCAAATAAAGATAAAATAAAGGAAACACTTTTTGATTTAGATTTAAATAATCAAACAAATGATATGTTAGATGATATAATTGGAATGCTTGGAAATATTGCATCTGAAACGTCAGTTAATCCTTTTACTAATATTATGAATATTACACAACAAATTACAGAAAAATATAAAGATGATGTAGATTCGGGTAATATTGAAATTAATAAATTATTAGATAATATGAATACTAAAATGCCTGGTTTAGATAAAATGATTGATGGAATGGTAAAAAAAGAAGAACCTAAAGAAAAAGTAATTATTGATGAACATTTTTCAACAGCTGATGTTCAAGTAGGTGAAGAAAATAATAGTGAACCTAAAATAAATAATATAATGAAAATGCTTAATAGTGTTAATAATATGGAATCAATACCAGAAATGGGTAATTTAATGTCATTGATGGGTAAAATAAATAATCTAACTAACGAAGAAGATGTAGAACAATTACATGATGAAATAAATGATTGTTTACAAAATAAATTAGGTATAGATGTAGATAAATTAAACAAACAAATGGAAGATATGAAAAAAAATCATTTACAAAATCAGGAATAATAAAATATAATTTATAACAAGTAATAATATATATTTAATTGTATTATTAATTGGATTTAATTTTTTAATCATATAATATTTATTTAAATTATAATTGCATTTATTTTTATAATATTCTCTAACTCCAACACCAGAAATTACTGCAATTTTTTCATATCCATGTTGTTCTGTTAAAAATTCTGCTTTACGAATTAAATACTGTCCATAACCTTTATGTTGTATTTTTCCTTTTTTTCCAATACCAACACTTGCACCATATATATGAACTTCTCTAATTAATCCAGCATTATTTAATTCTTCAATATAACCACCACCAGGTAATATATCTAATCTTAATCTAAGAAATCCAAATAATGCTTTATAATTTTTAGAACCAGACCAATATAGATGTATTCCAGTAAAAAACCAAAAAATCCATGAATATATAATAAACATATAATATTTAATATTATTATCATCATATGCTTCTAAACTTAAATGATATTCAATACCACCGGAAGCAATATATTTTCTAACTACAAAACGTGGTTTATAATTTAAATATTTTCTATCTCTAACTTCCATAGAACGAATTTCATAAGTTTTTTTATTTTCTTTTTTCATTTGTTGAGATATTATTTGTCTTAAATTTGGTTTTTTTCCATAACCTGCTTTAATACCAGAACAAGGTATATCTCTAACAATTCTTTGAATTCTAACCCACGGTTTCACATTAATTAAATAATATTTGATTACATCAATTAATTCTTGAATATTATTTTCAGCATATGGTGTATATAATTTTTTATTATACCAATCAAAAATTTTACTTTTAACTAATAATTGTGGATTATCACTTTTACAAACAGCTGTTGGATAAATTTTTAAATCATCAAACTGTAAAGCTGAATTTTCAATAGCCTGTTTAAACATCCATTTATCTAATTCAGGACTGGAACCAGGTAAATCCGGCATTAAATGTATAACAATTTTAAATCCAACTTGCTTTAATAAATATATTGCTTTAATAGTATCTTTCAAATAACATTGTCTATTAATTTTTCTTAATATATTATCATCATAATGTTGAACACCTAATTGAATTCGTGTTGCACCATATTGTAAATATCTTAGAATACTATATTTATTAATACAATCAGGTCTTGTTTCAAATGTTAATCCAATTATTCTATAATTACTAGTTTCATTTATTTTAATTTCTTCTTCTAAAGAATACATATTTCTATTATTATCATATGTATTTGCCGACCAATATAATTCATTAATATAAGAATCTCTATAATCTTTTGGAAAACAATCCCATGTTCCACCTGATATTATTACTTCTAATTTTTTAGGTGATTTATTTGTAATATCTATATTACCTGTATTTATATAGCTATTAATTCTATCACAAAATTGACCTTTCACATCAAAATTATATTGTAAAGCTCTCATCATTGCTGGTTCATTAGATAAATATGAACGTGGTTGTGTAGGAATACCATTTAAATCTGTTTCTTGAGGACAATAATAACAATCTTTATTACATGAAAAAACACCACTTTTTCTATTTTTTGATTTTTTCCAGCTAGGAGCCATAACTAGTGTTACAACTAAAACACCAGACCTTGAACGGACACTTTTTTTAATCATCCATTTTTCTAATTTATAAGGAATTTTAATTTGAGATAAATATTTTTGATATGTTAGTCGAATATCTTTTTTACTCGGAATTATATGATATTTACGGCGTAATATTTTATTACAATATTTTATACTTGTTGATTTATTTGAAAGCATTTTTATCATTTCTTTTAAATATGATAATATTTTACCATCATTTGGATTTAAATTATCAGGTATAATATTTTCAATATCTTTAAAATTCATTAATAATATTATATTTTTAATATATTAATATAATTTTTCAATTTTTATGAGATAAATCTAACTTATTATATATGAGTAATTATAATGTATATAGTATTGAAAAAATTAAAAAAAAATTAAAAAAAAAACACTTATTTTATTATTATTTAGTTAAAAAAGATAAAGATATTTTAATCGCTAAAGGTGATAAAATTCGTAAAACTAAAAATATAGTTAAAGAAAAAATAAAAAACAAACCAAAAAAATACGAAAAACAATTTTTGAAAAGAATACAAGTTAAAATACCAAAAAAAGGATGGGAATTAGGTAGACCTAAAAGTGAAATATTAGTAATATTAAATAATTATCAAATAATTAATTCTAAAATAAAAAGTACTTTAATTGAAAATAAATCTGGTGCAATATGGTTTCCTAATCATTGGATACGAATTCATGGATGGAATAAAGATTATATTAAAAATATTGTAAAATATATTAGAAAAAAAAATATATCATTAAGTCGTATTGGTTGTAATTCTTATAATATTGATTTTTATAAAAAAATTAATAAATAAAACAAAAATTATTTATATAACTATTTCATAAAAATTGATATTTAGTATTTATAATATAAAAATATAATAAATTAATGATAGAACTTAAAACAAATAGAATAAAATTATTAAATTATCTATTTAATAATTCAAAAAAAAAGGTTAAAAAATTTTTAAATAATAAAAAGATATTATTTTCAGATAATTTTAAAAATATTTTATATTATCCAAATGAGAGATATTTACAAAAATTTTATAATAAAAAAAATACAAAAAAAAAATTATTTCATTGTATTATACAAATAATGAAAGGAAAATATAAAGATAATTATAATCAAATTTATCGTGCAATAAATCCAGCTTTAATATTATTAGTATATGATGATTTGATTGAAAATAATTTTGAATTTATTTTGATAAATAGTTATTGTATTAAAATGATAAGTAATGATATATATTTACGACCTCAATATTATCAAAGTTTCAAATTATATTATTTTTTAATAAATGATGAAATTATAATGGAACTTTTTACAGAAGAATTAATTAAAAAATTATATATAAATATATATGTTGAAAAATATATTAAACCAACTAATTTTACATTAGGTCGTTATATAGATTTAATGTTTATTTTCGCTGAAAATTCAACATTATCAATAGAAATTAATGAAAAAAGTCATAATTATAATTTTGATAAAATTAGAGAAAGACAAATATTTGCTCATTCATTAAATAAATGTATTAATTTTGAAATTGAAAATGGATTAGATTCTGTTAAAGAAGATATATTTATTGAATTATCTAAACAAATTTATAAAATTGATAAAAATATTGGAATAAATCTTTTTATGATAAAAATACATAATTTTCCTATTAAATATACTAAAATATTTACAGAAATAAATACAAAATTAGAAAATAATATATTAACATTAAATAAATTTATAATAATATGTAAAGAAAATTTTGCTTTTGATAAAATAAAAAAAATATTAAAAAAAATGATAAAAAATGATGATTTTAATACAAAACATATTGTTAATGATTTTAATCCTAAAAAAATGATAAAAGATAATAAATTAGAAATTGATAATAATATAAAAATTAATAAAAATGGTTTTACTAAAATTTTATGTTATCCAAGAAAAAAAGATTGGATTTATTGTAATGAAATTTATAATATGTATAGTACTTATATGTCTTCATATTATAAAATTATAAAAACATTATTAGATTATAATAATACAGATATACAAATATTACATGAAGAATATAATAACCTTAGTAATTATATTTCTGGACAAATATATATAAATGAATTAGGATTATCATTACTATCTAAAGCATGTAATAAATGTTCTGATTACGAACATAATAATATTATTCCTTTTCTTATTAAAGATTCTACTAGTTATATTTTATGTTCAGATATTAAAAAAAGATTAAAAAATGATATAGTATATAATAAATTTCTAAAAACAATAGAAACTAGTAAACGATTAAATAATTATAAATGGTTATCAAAATTAGAAATGATGGAAATATATAATAAATATTTACATCATTTAGATAATGAATAATAATTATGGTAATATATCTACTATTTTTTTTAATATATCATTATCCCAAATTAATTGAGGACTATCAATATCATAAGTATTCATAAAATTATCATTTAATACAGATTGAAAAAAGGAACAAATAAAACCAAAATTAGTAAAACTTATATTAGTTTGAAATAATTTATTACTCATTAATAAATATATATTCGGTTTAATATTATTATAATTACCAAAAAAATCAATTATTATTGATAAATTAAATATTATAAATCCATTTATCGTTGAATAATTAAATGTTTTTTGTTCTTCTATATAATAATCAAAATATTCACAACAACATTCTTTACCCAATAATGTTAAATAAAATAAATATGATTTCTTTTTTTCAGGATTATAATTATATTTTAAAAAATGCATCAATGATTCGTCTTTTTTTTTATAATTTAAATAACTTTCAGTTAATTCTTTTATTGCATTTTTATTTGTTGTATTATTAATCTCATCTACTTCATCACCATCCATACCATCATAAAATAGTTCATCTTTTGTTTCTTCACTATGTTCTGTTAAACTTGCAATATTTACAATATCTTCTGGTGAAATAATTAAATTTAATTGTGAAGATTCTAATTCCTTTTTAATTAATTCTAATTCATCTTTTACATTTTTTTTACCAAAATCTTCATAAATTTTACTTTCTATAATTACAGGTATATTATATTTATCATAAAAATCACTACAAGATTTATCTTGTAATAAATTATTATATAAAAAATTTCTATATATTTCTATATTCATTATAAATAAATATATCATAATCTTTAAATAATTAATTATAAATCATTAAAACAGGCAGGTAAAAATATTATTTAAAGATTATGATATTATTATTTATAATGAATACGATAGTAAAAAAAATAGATAATAATAAAAATATAACTTTAACAAATTTAAAAAAAATTAATAGTTTAAAATTTAATGAACAAATGTATTTAGTTCTTTATTGTATAAAAAATAAAAAAATGAAAGCTTTTGAACAAATATACAAATTATACGAACATATATTTATCATTAAATATACTAAAGAGTATGATATGACTATAAAATTAAATAAATTTTTATTAGATAATATAACATTAAATTATAATCATTTTATATATTTAATTAATAAATTAACACAAACTTGTTTATTATATGATTATTATCAACCTTTAAAGTATATTTTTGAAAATTCATTTAATATATTTAATTATTTTTTTATTGAATATACATATGAAAAAAATAAAAATAGATTAGGATATACATATTTATTCTATTTATTAGTTAAATTAAATGATAAACCTGAAATATTATCATCTATTTATCCTCATAATTTTGGTAAAGCATTATATGATTTAAATAATAATTATATTAATGGAAAAGAAGAAATGGAAATAATATCAGAACAATTGAATATATTTGAACAATTAAATTCAGAAAAATTTTTTAATAATATTTATAAATTTAATAAAATAAATTTAGCAAAATTATCAAAAACTGATTTTATTAATATTGTATATAAAAAATTTAAAAATAAATGTATTATTACAAATGAAAAATGTAAAGAAGCATTAGATATAGTAAATATTGTTGATAGTGATGATGATAATAAAAATCCAAATAATGCATTATTATTACGAGCAGATTTATATAAAACATATATCAATAAGTTATGGTCATTAAATAAAGATGGTATTATTAAAACTAAACGTAAAAACAATGTTGGTCCAATTATAAATTTTAGAAATAAAAAAATTAAATTACCTCAAGAGACAATTGATTTTATTAAGAAAACATTATAAAATGATATAAAAAAACAATAAGGTTATTTAAATATAATGGAAAAATTTAAAAAATTAGGTAATAAATCATTTAATAATAAAAATTACGATAAAGCTTTAGAATATTATAAACAGGGTTTAGAATTAGATGATACAAATTTTATTTTATATTCAAATTGTAGTGCTGCATATTTAAAATTAAATGATATAAAAAATGCTTTAAAATATAGTATAAAATGTACTAAATTAAATCCAGAATGGAGTAAAGGGTGGAACCGTTTAGGAACATCATTGATGTTAAATAATAAAAATGACAAAGCATTGATAGCATACAAACGTGCATTAGAATTAGAATCAGATAATAAACATAGTAAGGAAATGATATTAAAATTAAAAAAATTACAAAATATAAATAATATAGATACAGAATCAGATAGTGAAATAGAAATAGATTACAATACAAAACAATCAAATAATTTTGATATGAATAAATTATTTCAAAATATGTTATCTAATCCTAAGATGTTTAATAAAATTCAAAATCCAGAATTTCAGAAAAAAATATTATTAAATAAAAATAATCCATTAGGGATGATGAACGACCCTGAAATGATAGAATTAATGCAAGAATTTATGAAAAATCTTTAATTAAATACGGAAGTTTCTTCTAATTCATTATTATTATTATTAATACTTAATATTGGTTTTTTTATATTTGAAGATAAAATTTGTTTAATATTAATATTATTTTTAGGAGTTGTAGCATGGAATCTTTCTTTTTTTATATCTTTTTTAATACTTTTTTTATTATTATATTTATATTTAATTGGTGGAAAACCACCATTTGGTATTTTATTTTTACTCATATATTTTTATATAGAAAATTAAATAATTAATAAAAAATTTTTATTAATTAATCAAAATAAATTTTATTATTATTATATTTTTTTTTAAGTTTTATAAATATGTGTGTTTTTTTATTTGGTCTTATCATATGGTTTATATTACAACATCTACCTTTATTATTACAATTATATTTTATATATTCATTCTTTTTTAATCCATCTATATAATTAGCAAATAATAAACGATGTAAAGAAATCTTTCTACGATGGAAATAAAAATTTATATATATACTATTTCTTTTTTTATTATTTATAATACTACCTCTCCATATACAACACCTTTTAGTATCAAAAATACTAGTATCAATATATTTTACTATTCTTTTTAAATCTGATAATCTTAAACGAACAGCTAAATTACAATCTTTTCTTTGATTATCTATTAACTCTATCAATATATTGTTTTTTCTTATTTTATTATTTGGTATAGTCATGGTTTCCACCCTTATTATAATATAGTAATTAATTAGTTGATTAAACATCTATAAATAATAAATTGAATATATTTTAAATGGTATAGAGTTATTACCTTCATAATCAAATTTTAAAAATATTGTAGATTTAAGTTTATCATTTTTGGTAAATTTTTTAATATTTTTGTTAGTTAATTTAATTTGACCTTTAAAATATATAAATTTAACATTATTATAATTATCATAAACAACAATTGGATAGTCAAACATATAACTTAAAACGAATAATATTATTTTACCATCAGTATTAAAATTAGATTTTCTAAAATTATTAATAGCAGAGTTAAAAAAATTTTTATTAGAGTTAAAATATTTAGATAAATATTTATTAAATTCTGTTTTTTTATTATTTTGAATATAATCAATAATATGAGCTTTAAATTGATAAGTAATTTGTGTTTGTAATTCTGATTTAAATCCTAAATTTCTTGATTCAATATCATATAATGAATTATTAATCCAATAATAACAATTAACATATGCTCGTAATATAGAATCTAAATTAGATATAATTGGTTGAATTAATTGTTTTCCTAATTTAATAATATCTTCATTTATTATATCATTATCTAATTTTTTATGTTTAAACTGTTTTTTTCCAATTTTTGGTATACTTTCACTACCAAATAACTCAGACATTATATTTTTTAAATTAAAATTAGATTCTTTAATAATTCTTTGATTTGGTCTATTGGTATATTGATAATAATTTACAATATCCGAAACATAATAATTATCCTCCTGAATAATTTCTTTAAATCCTATTTTATCTAATACCATTTCTTCTATTATTTTATTAACATAATCAATAGCCATTGTTTCTGTTAATTGAAAATGACATTTTTGCATATGCCATCCACAATGATTATTGTTTTCACATTTATCTTTAGATTTATATATATTACAATAATTTCTAATATTACTTATTTTATAATTTGATAAATTTGGTAATTTTTTAATTAATTTAAAATCACCACCTTGTTGTATAATTTTTTTTTTAAGTTTTTTATCAATAATATTAAATAATATTTTTCGTAATTCATATTTTTTATTTTTTTCAGAAATATTAATATTTCTAACAATTTTAATAATTTTATTACGGATATCATAATTTTTATCTAAAAATAAACTTAATTCTAATCTATAAATATTATAACCTTCAGAATTATATAAATGTGTTTTAACTCTATTATTTCTTGAATCATTAATTATAACATTATTTATTATATTTTTATCAATAATTTCTTCTAAAGAATGAAATTTAACAACTAAACCCATTTTTTTTATTTTATTTAATGATATTAATTCTGTTTTTATTGGTATAATTAAATTATTTTTTAATTCTAATGATATAATTTTAATTTTAGTATTTATTTTTTTATTATAATATAAATATACTGGAATATAATCTAATTTTAAAATTTTATTAATTTTTTTTAAATAATTAATAGTTTGTGTTAAATTTAATTTATTTTTTGATATAATATTTGTCATATTATTAAAAGAATATTTATAATATATACCAGATGGTTTTGTTGGTAATAATAAATTATTTTCTAATAATAAATACTTACATTTATTTCGATTATCAATTAATTGATTTTTAATTTTAATATTATTTTTTTCTAATTTATTTATCAAAATTTTTGCTTCCAAATTACCAAAATTATTTATTTTATTTATTATATTGGATAAACAACTTATACCATAATATTTTTTTAATTCATTAATAATATTTTCTTCCGCACTATATATTTTTTGTAAATTTATTTTTTTATGAATTTTTGGATTTTTATATACACGATATATAGGAAAATAAAATTTACTATCTTTTATTAAAATAATAAATTCATTATTAGTATTCATTTTATAACTATTTTCTAAATTCAAACATTTTAAATAATATTTTTCATTGATTATATCTTTTTCCAATGGATTTTTTATTACATCAACTTTCTTTTTTAAAATAAAAATAAATTTTTCTAATTTATTTATAATATTAGGTAAACATATTAATTCACCAATAATATCATACTCAAGATAATTACTTTTTTTTATATAATTAATATATTTATCTTTTGTTTTAAAACTTTCTTTTATATCACCATTATTTAAATATGTAAATACTTTATCATTTTTATCATTTTCTAAAAAATTTATCATTTTTAATTTTAATTCATCTATACTAATATCATAAATATTACTTATAGCTGATAAAAATTGATAATAAGTATGTTTTACTGTATATTTAAAAAAATAACCTGATTTAGATTCCAGTAAATAATGATTTTTTATTATATGATCATTATTCCACAATTTATTAAAAAAATTATCTAATTGTTCAGGTAAATTAATAAAACGTCCCTCCTGGATTTTATTTGTATCTTGTAAAATATATAATTTATCTCCTAAATTATCCGATTTTATTTTTTCTACTAACTCATCCTTTGACTGTTCGCCTATACATTTTAAATAATAATTTTTTTTCTTTTTATTATTACTTTTTAACTGGTCTTTAATAAAACAACAAGGCATACATAAATCATTAGGATTATTTCCTCTTGATAAAAATCCTATATACATATGTTGACCATTATCTGACGGATCACATGTATAATAATTATATTGATTTTCACTATCTGCTAATTTAACCGCACGTAAAACTACTTTATGTTTTTGTCCACGAGTCACTATATTTACTGTCTTTTCAAAAAATTGAGTTTTTTTATTATATTTATATCCCTTTTTTAATAATTGATTCATATTATTCCCTTGAACTATTATTGGACGTCTACGCTTATCTTTACCACTATTTTGACAACTTCTTGTCCATTGGTTTTGACCTTCTTCTGGTTTAAATCCTAAACGTTTTTTATCTAATCCTGTTATAGCTTTAACTTTTTTTATATTAGTATTATATTCAACAATATCATTTACTTTATTTCGTCTTTTAGCTATTTTATTTAATTTACCTAATGTTATTTTTAATTGTTGATATTTAGTTTTTTTAAATAAATATGTTTCACTATATAAAAAAATTAATATTTTCATAAAAGTTATTATTTTATTTAATTGGTCTTTACTACGAGCACCTGTTATTCTTATTTTATAACGTTCTCTATCTCTTCCTTGAACATCAATTCCAATACCGGGTGGTTTTGATTTAGGTAAAGTTTTAAATTTTTTTAACCCTTTTTTTGATTTTTTTATTACTTTATTATATTTTTCTCTAGCAAAATCTAATTCTTTTGCTGCAACATCCATTGTTATATTAAATTGTTTAGCAATTTCATCAATTAATTCTTTATCTGTTAATTCAAAATTTCTTAAAAAATACAGTATTCGTAAATGCATACGAGTTCTATTTTCATATTTACTAATTCTTTTATATCTTAAATATGTTCCATATTTACTTGTAGTATTTATTTTAATATTTTTATTTGATATTCTTTTTTTTGGTTCTATTACCATTGCAACATAGGGAAAGAAAAATCTACTAAATTCTGATAAATCATCATGATTTATTTTAAAATCCTTTGGTAATGTAAATTTTTGTATCGTATTTATAAAAGCATATTTAAATTTACTATCATCAGGTCGCATTATTTTTACTTTCTTATTTTCTAAATTTATTTTTGTTAACAAATCTCTTATATAATCATAGGTATTTATTATATCTTTCATTGTAGCTTTATCTATTTCTTTCCATGTTTTTTTATACTCTATTCGTCCATTTTCTTGAAAATTAACAGATATATATTTATCAATATCAATTTTAATTTTAAAAGTTATTCCATATGGTGCATTTTCAAACCATTTTGATAAAATATTATTATTTTTTATTTGTTTTGTTTTTGTATAAAATTTATATGTTAATTTTGCATCAGGTAATTGATATTGAATAAAAGGATATGTTTCATTAACAATAAAATTATCAAAAATACGATATAAATTAAATTTTAATGTTGAAACTGTTCCTGTTTTATTCTTTGGATTATCTATATTCACATGAATAATTGATTGAATTATATAATTTTCCCAAAAATATTTATCATATTTTTTTATATCCTTTTTTGCTTTTTCTATAGTCGTATAAATTTCTGTTTCTAATTTTATATCATTTTTTATAATACCAAAATTATTTTCATTTAATGATTGTTCTTTTTCTGTTTTACCATTTAATAAATTTAAAATTAATTCAAATCTATCATAAGTTATTAAAGGAAAATATATATTTATATATACCTCATATAAATTTCTACGTTTATTTAATTCAGTATCATAATTTAATCCTAAATCATTAAACACATCTAACATAAATATCTCATTATTTGTTATATAATCTGAATAATATTCTAAAGTATTTGTTTCATCATCTTCACGTTTTATTTTATACCCAAAACTATCCTTCAAATAACTCAAATTATTTCGTAAATTTTCATATACCTTTAAATTTGTATTTGGTATTATATCTATTTTTAATAATTCATTTCTTCTTATCCATTTTTGACCTAACATAATATAATCCATTTTACCTTTAATCATATATTCTGACCAAAAATATTGATATTCAGGTATTAATTTAATATTTTTTCCAAATTTAGGATTTATTGGTATTGAAACTGCAATTTTTTTTCTCATCATTTTTATTGTATCATCTAGAAAAATATACTGGTCCGTTATATATATTTTATTATATATATCATCTAATAATATATCATATGATATATTATCTAATGCTGTATTATATTTTATTTTTGTTGTATCTTTTTTTTCCCATGATTTGTCATTTATAGCTTTACTTATTAATTTTGACGTATTTTGTATTTCTTTATTCGACTCAATATTTTCTGTAGAATATAATTTTGTTAATTCATCTAAATTAAAATCTTCAATGACTTCATCATCTAAATCTTCTGCTGTTATTTCTTCTTCATCATCTTCATCTATTATTTTAATATCATCATTTCCACCTTTTTGTAAATTAGCACTAATATTATAAGTTCTAAAGTCTAGTTCTATTTTTCTAGTTTTACTTTTTAATTTATTTCTTTCTACTAAATAATTATAATAATTTGATGCAAATGAATATAATATTTTATCTTTAATAGAAACTTCAAAATGTTTTTTAAACCATTCTTTACCATATTTACTAATAATATTTTTACGTTTTGAATTATTTTTTAATATTAAATCTTTTTGAGATTTTAAATGATAACTTATAAAAAAATATTTATACCAAAAATTACCATAATAATTTGCTAAAATATTGTATTTTTTTTTTGATAAATCATTTAATGTTGAATAAAAATCCTTATTTACTATTTGATCTAATATTTTTTTTATATCATCATTTATTAATTGACCTATAAATATATATACTTGATACTGTGTTCGTTTATTATCATTTTTAAATTTATGAATTATTTTTAATGGATTTCTCATTATTATATAAATAATGAGAAAAATTATATAATATTTGATGTTAGTTTCATACCACAATATTCAACTGGCTTTATACCATAATCTTTATAATTGTAAATATTTAATTTAATTGATTCCTTCACTAAGAATTTAAATATATCTTTAAATAATTGAGTATGTCCTATTTCCGGACATGCTAAATGTGCCATTTCATGAATCGCAACATACATCATTAAATTAATATTATGTAATTTTTTTGTTCTTTTACTTTTTAAACAAAATACAATTTCTTCTCCTTTATTTACACTATATGATGTATAATTTGAACCAACTTCATTCTCATATATAGAAGTTCTATTTTCATTTAAATTTTCTGTTAATTGAATTATATATTCTTTTTGTTCAGGAAAACCCTTTATATTATTAAATAAATGATTTCTTAATTTATATATATTTGTTATTATTAAAAATAATAAATTAGCAGAATCTTTTTTATTTTCATCATTTTGAACTAAATATTTTTCAATTGATTTATTAGGTTGAACATATGTTCGTGACGATTTATTGACAAAAATAAATATATATATAAAAACTACTATTAAAGTTATTAATATTGTTTCTTTCATTTATAAATAATTAGAAAATAAATAGTTTAAATTTTTTATATAAATATTATTTTCTAATTATTTATATATGGGTAATTTATTAGGAACAAATTCTTCTGATACTATCAATTGGGACCAAATTAATACAGAAGATATGAGTCCAACTATTCCAAATCTTAAAGGATTGAATAAAGATGCAGAAGTATTAATTAAACATTTACAGATGCCTTCTATTGATACTTTAGAAAATTCTGAAGTTAATAAAATTTTTCAACAAATGGATAATAAAAATAATTCTCCTGTTAAAAATCAAATAGAAAATAATAATTCTTTTTCTGATACATCTCCTTTTATTAGTTCTGAAATGTATAAATATCTAAAAAATGATTCTATTCAACAACAAGGTGGTGCTAATAATAATTCTTCAACATCAACTTCTTCGTCAAAATCTTCTGAATCTTATAATGGTAATATATCTTATATATCATCTTCAGCTCATACTGAAGGTAATAAATCAGAAATTAATACTTCTCCTGAAATAGAATCAACAACTTTATCTATAAATGATAATGTTTTATCTAATTCTATTAATACTAGTGATATAAATATGGTTTCTACAGATTAAATTAAAATATATTTACCTTTTTTTAAATTTTTTTTTGATATTTTTTTAGATTTTTGAGAACAAAAATCTAAAATATTAGTCCGCCCTTTTCTTTCATTATCTATTTTTATAGAATATTCTTCAAATATATTATTTGCATCTGGTATTGCTAATAATAAAAATTGTAAAGCTGGTTTCATTATTTGATTTGTCATATAAAAAAGATAATCTATTTTTAAATTATTTTCTTTTATATATTCAGGTGTTTCAATTCGATCTCCTTGTAATGTAGTTTTTGTTATTTTTGGAATTTCAATTGCTGCAAACTCTATTCTAGTTCCAGATTGAGGTTTATTACCTGGATCACGTATTCCTATACGTTCTGCTAATACAACATGTGCAATCCGTGTCCAATCTTTATAACTTTCTTTTAATTTTAATGTTTTACTTGTTAAAAAATATTTTATATCATATTTACCTGTAAACATTTTTTCTAAACAATTTTCTGTGAAAATTCGTGCTTTTTTTAAATCACGTTTATTAATTAATTCATTAATTATACCACCACATATTTCTTTTACAATTGGTGCATTATCACGTCTTTTTAAAACTATTCCCATACAATCTTGTTTATATTTATCTGGATTAAATTCATACTTATTTCCCACATAACGTTTTTTTGTTAATATTAAAAATGGCCAATATGTTTTTTCATATTCTAAATCATGAGGATATGGTAATCGGATTTTAATTAATTCTCCCGATAATATTCCTATATTCATTGTTAATAATAAACTTCTTTTATCTGTTATTTCATTACCGTCTTTATAAATATGAACTTTAAACTTTTTCTTTTTATTAGTCATATGCCAATATGGTTGAATACAATAATTTTTTAACTTTGTTTGAATAAAATTTTTAATATTATTATAATGATACTCTTTTGTATATGGATCTAATTCATCATAATATGGTATGATTTTTTGAATTTGTCTATAACCTTCTTGATATAAACGAGGTTCTAAAATATCATAATTTTTTAATACAACTTCCTGTATTGTCCATAACCATGGTAAATAACTTTCTTCCATGTATTCTTTTAAAAATTGTTTCATTCTTATATTTATTGGTAATATAGTTTTATTATGATCTGGCTTTGGTTCTACTTTTGGTGATTTTGGTAATTCTAATTTTACTATTTTACTATTACCATAATATTCATTGTGTAAAGTTTCCCATAAATTTACATACTCTAATGGAATAAACGGTTTTATTAAAATTTCACTAAATTTTATTATTTCTTTCCAAATTTGTAATGCCTCACTTTTTTTTACCTTTATACAATTTTCTTTAAATTTATAAGAAGAAAATATTGAATCAGTATCACCATATTTAATAATTGGTTGAAATGTTAAATCTTTTATTTCATTTAATACAAAATTCTTAATCTTTAATATTAATTTGTCATTATTTCTATCTTTTAATTCTGTATCTAAAATTCTATTTACTATTTCTAATTTATTTTTTTTATATGCTTCTTTTAATCCATTTATTATTCCTGGTAATATTTCTTCATCATATTTTTTTGCAAAAATTAACATCTCACGACCTGTTGATGTAGTACACGCCGCTATATCTCTTTCTAATACAGGACTTGTTGGTGCTCCTAATTGACCATATAATGAATTTGCTGTTACTTTTAAAGCTAATTGTTTCGCATCTAAAATTTTATATTTAAATTGGTCCTTTTCTGTTTTCATTAACTTTTTCACTTTACGTCTTTCTGTTAATAAAGAATTTAAAATTGTTGGTATTACACCTAACTTATTATTTACTTTGGCAAAACGTCTATATTGTTTTGTTCCATCATTTTCTTTGAAATATGCATTATAATATTCTACATTTGGTAAATTATCATATTTATCCATCACTACTAATGTTTCATGACTCATATTTTTTTGAATAATTGATGATGGATATAGAGAAGCATAATCTTTTGTTGCTAATGCTTCATATTCTATATTTGGAACAGGGTCAAATACAATAGCACCTTCAAAACTAGAATTAGAAATAAATTCTAATTTTTCTTTTGGAAATGGTTTAATTTGAAATGATACTTTTTTTCCATTTATAGTTTTTAATTCTATTTCATATTTATTACTATAATCACGACTAACTTCACCACAATACTCGTTATTATTATATAAAAATTTAACCTTTTTACGAATAACATGAAATAAATATCCATGTTTACGATATTCTCTTAGACATAATGAAAATAATTTTATCCCCTGACCACGTGTAAATAAATAAGATAAAGGCACATAACATACATTACTCATTTCTATATTCTTAGTAACTACTTCTAATTTATTTATTAATAAATTTACTAATCTACAATCTTTAATACAATATTTTGCTACAATTGAACGGTCTTTTGATTTTCCTCTTTGTAATCTAAATATATCTGCAGGCGAAACATCATCTTTTGCTTGAGACCAAAAAATTTTACCTTTATTAAAATCAATTTCATTAATTAAGTCATATTTTGTTTTAATATTAATACATTTATTTTTAATATCTATTTTTTCTACAATATATTTTTTTCCAATATAATCTGATACATATCCTGTTATAAATTCTATATGAATAAAATCTTGTTTAAAAATATCATCAACAGAATTACAATATAGTTTATATAAATCTTTACTTATTAATTCAATCTTATTTATTTCTCCTCGAATAAAATGAGATGCGACAGAATCTAAACGATAACTACTTAATTTATAAGTTTTTTGAACATCTTTCATTAAATCTATATGAACGCGTCCTGGTGTTTCCCATAATCTTAATTTATTTTCACCTAAAGCTGATGAAGCTAATTTAAATTCTTTAAATTTACATTTAAAATCTTTTAATTTACTTAAATACGATACTTGATATTCTAAATTTAAATGCTCTTTAGCCCTATCAAATATATATTTTTCATCAAAATAAAAAATATTATAACCTGTAATTATATCACAATCATTATTTATTATTTCTTTAATCCATGCTCTAACTAATTCTTTTTCTGTATCATAAGATTCTAATATTACATCTTTTATATTATCTGTTTTATTTAAACATACAATATGTTGTCTATAAGGTTTACTCTCACCTAAATAAGTATATGTAGTTCCTATTTGAATTATTTTATCTTTTTTCCGTCGTGCCTGAGGAAATTGTCCATCAAATGAATAACATTCAATATCAAATGATGCAATTCTTAATGGTGCATTTATATTTTTTTCTATTGATTTTATTTTCCTCCAATTTATAACTAATTCTATATCACAATAACTTTCTCTATATCTTTTTATTAATTTATATTCTGAAACTTGAACCCAAGAACAACCACTTATTTCATTTATATGAAAACATCTTAACATAGATGGTAAATTTGCCTCATATGTTCTAAATTTTTTTTTCTTTTTAAATACACCTGGTATATAAATTTCATTATTTTCAAATAAATAACGATATTTTCTCATAGCAAATGAATTTGAAAAAAATAAACATGCAAATAAACTAGATTTATTATTAGTAAAACCATGAGCTTTCATTTTTTTAAACACTTTAATATCAATTAATCCATATCTATATTTATACCAAACTTTTTTATTTTCTTTACTCCATAAAAATTTTTTTATTTTATATACTTTATTCTCTGCTTCTTTTTGAGACCATGTTGATGGTAATGATATATAAAATCGTGGATGAAAATTTTTTAATTTCGCATATACAGATTTACCTTCAAGTGTTCTTCCAAATATTCTAATTATATATTCTGGTAAACCTACTTCTTCGCCGTCTGAATTAACTTCATCTATTTCATCATGATCTTCTAACCAATCGTATATTTGAAATTCTAATATTTCTGGTTTTTTCATATATTAATAAATATTATAATATATATAAATTTAAAATCAATTTTTTGAAAACAATGTTTTCATAAAAAATAAAAATTGATATGGACAAAAGATCCCTATTAACTTTATGAAGATTTATCAAAGATAAATCTTCATAAAAATTGATTTTAAATTAGTTAATTTATTTATTAATAATATTTAATGTTTATTTCTAATTATACAGATTATTATTTAGGTAATGGTATATTTATAAATCAAGATGGTTCAATGTTTTTTATTCAAAATAATAATAAAAAATGTATTAGAAATTTTTTATTATATTATAAATGCGGACATAAAAGATTTATACCATTATATATTAAAAATCATTTATTATATAAAAAAATGTTTATTGAAAATAATTATTTTTATAAATTAACTAATATTAAATATAAAAATAAAATATTTGATTGTAATAATATTAATCATAATTGTTTAGTTTGTTCTATATGTGATTGTCGTATATTTGATTTATCTACTAATTATCTAAAAAATTTATAATTTATTCTTGATTAATTTCATCTGTTTTATTAGATTCTTGTTCTTTTCGTTGTTCTTCTGCTGTTACTATTTCTGTTGATATTATTTGTATTCGATTTAAACATCTATTAGAAAAATTTTTATTTGTTCTAAAAACTTACCTAATCTTTTGATAGAACTATTAAATTCCAAAGATAATTTTTGTTTTTGACTTTCTAAATTCATAATTAAATTACCTACACTAAAACCTCTTTTTTCTTTTTCTTTAGCATTATTTATTTTATTATCAAAACTTCCTATATCATCTGCCAATTCCCTTAAATTTGCTGTTGTACAATTTATTAAAGCAAATATTTCATTCATATCATATTTTACATTTGGATCAGGTAATTCTTCTGGCTCTGATTCTACACGTTCTCCATTTATATCATGTGCTTTTGGATTTAAGATTTTTGGTGCAGGATATGGATTCATATTTCTAAATTTTCTTATTTTAACCTGTTCTCGTGTTGAACCTTCTGGTATATCTTCTACAGCCAATGCATTTTCAATTATAGTATCACAATATTTATATAAATCACCATATAATTTTTTTATATATACCTCCTTCATATGAACGAAAAAAAATAAATCTATTTGTAATGAATCACGTTGAAATGATAATGTATCTAATGAAGTCCCTACATCATAACCACGCGCTTGGTCTTTTAACATTTCTTTTTCAAACTCTTCAATAGATTGAATATCACTTGATAAATTTTCTATATATTTCTCCATCTCTGCATATTTTGAATTTATTGTATTTAATATACTATTATATGTATCAGATTCTATTTGACTTCTTAAATTACTATTTGATGGTTGTATTGCCGTCATTCCCTATTATAATTTAGATATTTATTTTTTAAAAACTGGTTGTAATTTTTTATAAAATAAAATAAACATTTTTATTTTGAAAATACATATTTCACATATAAAAGTTTAGTTTTTTTAATAAAAATGTTTAAAAAAATATATTTAAAAATATATTTAAAAATATTTTAATAATTTTTTTCTATTATTATATATACTATAATATGGGTGGTGGTTTAATGCAACTCGTAGCCTATGGTGCTCAGGATGTTTATTTAACAGGGCAACCGCAAGTAACTTTTTTCAAAGTAGTTTATAGAAGACATACTAACTTTGCTGTAGAACCAATTAAACAAACTTTTAATGGTTCTCCAGGTAATGGGAGAACAGTATCATGCAATATTAATAGAAACGGCGATTTAATAACTAATATGTATGTGGTTTTGACAGTTGACCAAGACACTAGTGGTGGTAGTGGATATGTTGGAGAAAACCTCGTAGAAAACGTAAAAATCGAAATTGGTGGATCTAAAATCGACGAACATTCAAAGGACTGGAGACGTATTCATAACTCTTTAACACAAGAAGCTAATCATAAAACTGGATATGATACAATGGTTGGTAATAATCTTGAGATAGGAACTGGTAAAGTTTTATATATTCCTCTTAGATTTTGGTTTAATCGTAACGCTGGCTTAGCACTTCCATTAATTGCTCTTCAATACCATGATGTTCGTGTAACTGTAGAATTAGGTACTATTGTTAATTCAACAATCAAAGATGCTTCATTATTAATAGATTATGTATATCTTGATTCTGAAGAACGAAGAAGATTCGCACAAGCCAGTCATGAATATTTAATTGAACAAGTTCAATTTACTGGTTCTGAATCAATTAGTAGTCAAAAAGCTAAAGCACGTCTCAATTTTAATCATCCATGCAAATATCTTGCATGGTCTGCTGGTTCTGGTAATACTTTAACAAATGCTAGTTTACAACTTAATGGTCATGAACGTTTTGATACATTAGATGGAACTTATTTTTCTAAAGTCCAACCATATCAACATTTCAGTAATACACCAGAATCTGATATCAATGTATATTCTTTTGCTCTCAAACCAGAAGAACATCAACCATCAGGAACATGTAATTTTTCAAGAATTGATAATGCAACATTAAATATGGAATTTAGTAGTGGTTCTGAAGTAAGTGTTTTTGCAGTAAATTACAATGTCCTTAGGATTATGAGTGGAATGGGAGGATTAGCTTATTCTAATTAAATAAATAATTTATTAAAAAATAGTATTTTTTATTTGAAAAATATAACTTTTTATCATAAAATGTTTAATTTTATAATAAAAATGTTTAGTTTTTTTTCTATTGTTATATATACTATAATATGGGCGGTGGTTTAATGCAACTCGTAGCCTATGGTGCTCAGGATGTTTATTTAACAGGGCAACCTCAAGTAACTTTTTTCAAAGTAGTTTATAGAAGACATACTAACTTTGCCGTAGAACCAATTAAACAGGAATTTTCTGGCGATCCGCAAAGCGGGCGTACGGTTTCATGTAATATTAATAGAAATGGCGATTTGATTACCAATATGTATGTAGTATTAGATGTTAAAACAGATGTTGATGTTACAGATGGATCTGGCACCGACCATACATATTCTGCTGTAGTTGAAGGCGGTGAATCTTTTGTAAAAAATGTTAAAGTAGAAATTGGTGGTTCTAAAATTGATGAACAATCTAATGAATGGAGACGTATTGATAATCAATTAAGTAGAAATAGTTCACATGATATTGGATATGGTAGAATGGTTAATATACCTGCTATTACAACACAAGTGGACACTGTTGTAACAACTAAATTATTTGTTCCATTAAGATTTTGGTTTAATAAAAATGCTGGTTTAGCATTACCATTGATTGCACTTCAGTATCATGATGTTCGTGTTACAGTTGAATTGGGAACAATGGCACAAAGAACTTTAGATATAAATAATGAAGGAGATTATAAAAGTACATGTGATTATTCTGTAACAAATGCTTCTTTATTAGTTGATTATGTATATCTTGATTCTGAAGAACGTAGAAGATTTGCTCAGGCTAGTCATGAATATTTAATTGAACAAGTTCAATATACTGGTTCTGAAGTAGTTGATAATAATAGCAAATGTAATGTTAGACTTAATTTTAATCATCCTTGTAAATATTTAGCATGGACTGGTCTGAAATCTGATGGAACACGATTTGATTTACTAACTTCTAATTTACAACTTAATGGTCATGAACGTTTTGATACAATGGTTGGAACTTATTTTAATACTGTTCAACCATACCAACATTTTAGTAATACCCCAGATTCTGATATCAATGTATATTCTTTTGCTCTCAAACCAGAAGAACATCAACCATCTGGAACTTGCAACTTTTCAAGAATTGATAATGCTAAATTAAATATGACTTTTGAATCAGCGGGTGCAAATGAAGAAGCAAATGTATTTGCAGTAAATTACAATGTTCTTAGAATAATGAGTGGAATGGGAGGATTAGCTTATTCTAATTAATTTAATATAATAATTAATTTTAAAATAATAAATTTTAAAATTATTTTTTAATTTTACCGATTAAATAAAAAGATAAATATTTTAGTGCTTTTTTTGAATGGAATTGTAAATGGTAAGAACAATCAGTACCTGCATATTTTAATATTTGTTTATAGCCTGGTGGATGTAAAAATAAAAAAGGCGTAATATTATAAACATAATTATTAACAATAATCCAACAATCATTACTAGCATTATGTTCTTCGACTTGAACACAAGTATATTTTGTTATTTTTTTATTACACATATTTATACTATAAATAATTATATTTTATTTTAATTATATTTTTCATTTTTTTTCTATAAAATAATAATTATGTGTAGAATTTTATTAATTATAAAGAAAAATTTTGATATAAAAATATTATTACATTTTTTAGAACAATCAATTAAAATAAAAAATACACCTGGATTAGATTCTGATAAAGATGCGGATTATCATTTAGATGGATATGGTATAACATGGTTTGAAAATAATAATTGGTCAATTTATAAAAATAAAAAAGAGCCTTCTAAAGATTATAATTTAGAAATAATTTTAAAATTAATTCCAAAAAATATAGTAATAGGACATCTTAGAGCTATTTGTAAAAAATCTAAAAGTATTTCAACTTATTTTAATTCTCATCCATTTTCTTATAAAAATAATATATGGTGTCATAATGGCTGTGTGTGTGATTTTCAAAAACAAAAATCTTTATTTAATACAATTATATCAAAAAAATATCATAATTATATTTTAGGAACTACTGATTCAGAATACCTTTTTTATACATTTTTATCTTTATATGATACATGTAAAATAAATAATTCATATAATAAATTACATAAATCTATAATTGATTTTTTTACATTTATTAAATTATTAAATGGAAATACAACTGCAAATATTATTTTTGCTAATGAGGAATATATATGGATATCGCGAATATATATAATACAACAAAATGATAAAAATAAAAATGATGAACCTAGTTCATTATATTATGATATACAAAATAAAAATATAATAATTTCTTCAGAACCTGTAACCGAAAATTATAAAATATTTCCTAAAAATAATATATGGATTATAAATATAAAAACTAAAAAAATAAATAAACTTAATATAGAATAAAAAAATTAATAATATAAATTAATATTTTTAATAAACTTATTAATTTTTTTTATTGATTTATCTGTTTTTTTATAATATAAAATATTATCATAATTATAATCACCTTCAATAAATTTATTTAATTTTGGATTATCATAATTAATTTTTAATGTTTTAGAACGTGTTTTACGGATATATTGTGTTAATTGTAAAGAATTATCAAATTTATCATCAATACTATCATCTGTATTATTTTCATTACTAGAATTTGTTTCATTGCTTTCATTATCAGTAGATAAATTATCATAATTATTACTAATATAATTTGTCATATATTTGGTATCTTTATCAATTTCTTTATAAATATTTTGAATCAAATTAATTACTTTTTTTATTGTAAAAATATAATACTTTGAAGATTCTACATTTTCAATAAAATGATTAAAATATGTATTAAATGATTTAAGGTCAATAATATATGAATCTAAATCATTATCTATATCAGTTAGATGCATTATAAATAAATATAAATTAATTAATAAAATTAATAATTTTCATTTTTTTTTAACTTTGATAAAGAAAAAATATATTTAAATATAAATGGAATATCTTAAACTTTTAGAAGAAGTTAAAAAGATAAATTCTCATAAAGGTGAAAAGTGTTTAATTTGTCATTCTCCAATATATAAAGGTAAAATTTTAAAATTAGATTGTTCTCATTCATATCATAATAATTGTTTACCAAAAATAAAAAATTTTTTTATATGTCCTTATTGTTCAAAGAAATCTATAATTATTCATAAAAATAAATGTTCTATTATAATAAAAACAGGTAAAAATAAAGGTTCTGTTTGTGGTAGAACAAATTGTAAAATTCATAAATTAAAACCATGCGAAAAAATAATAAAAACGGGTAAAAATAAAGGTTCTGTTTGTGGTAGAATAAATTGTAAAATTCATAAATTAAAACCATGCGAAAAAATAATAAAAACAGGAAAAAATAAAGGTTCTGTTTGTGGTAGGACAAATTGTAAAATTCATAAAAATTAATCAATAAAATCACATTCATTATTTTCTTCAGAATCAGAAAAACTAACATCTTCTAGAAATAATATTTTTTTATCAGTTAAATTATTATTAATTTCAAAAGTAGTAGGCATTCTATAAAAATTTTTACTTTTATTAATAAATGGATGTAAAAATTCTAATTGTTCAGGATGTAATCTATAATATTTAACTTTATTCCATGTATCTAGAATAATTGGATATATTTTATTGAAGAATATTTTATCTCTTTTAATTGTAACATTATGTGCATTTGGAATTTTCCAATATAATACTTGATCAAAATAATATTTTTTAGCTAATTCAGGGTATTTTTGTTGCCATGTAGAAATAGTATTTATAATCCAATTATCATATTCATCTAATGTCATATCTAATCTTGGCGGATATAAATATGTACTTTTAAATTCTTTTTTATCTTCGCTATGTGTTGGTATATAATCAAATGGTAATAATTGTATTAAACAACCGCGGGTAATTAAATTATTACATTTTTTAGTTTTAGCATCTATACCTTCTGTTAATTTACATGTAATAAATTTTTTATCTGTTAAAAATTTATTTCTGTTTAAATATTGATATATATTACATTGCCAAAAATCACAATATTCTAAATTACAACATTCTAATTGTTGTTGAACTTGACAATAATAATAAAAAGGACAAATTCCTCCTTTAATTTTACCTTTTGTTATAATTTTACGACTAAATGGACACTTGATTTCTAACATTACACCTAATCTATCACTAAATTTACCATCTAAAGTAGATTTTGAACATATACCATCTGGTGAAGCTCCTAAAATTTTATAAGATTCACTTGGTAAACAACCAAATTCAGTAACTTTATTATTATATATATGTTCATACATCATTGTAGCAATTTGTTCATATTTTTTACCATGAAAAACAAATTTATTATCTAAAAAAGGATAATTTGGATCACATTTTTTAACATAAAAATTTTCAACAGGTTCATATGGATTTAAATCTATAGCTGTTGCTGTATCAGAAGCTGTAATTCTTTTATATCTATAATCAAACCATTCTTTTGTTCTTTGTTCTGGTTGAGGTGTATTAAATAATTTTTGAAAATGAGCTTCTAATTGTTTATATTTTTCAGGAATATTTATTATCGTTGTATTAACTTCATCAATTTTAAATTTAATATCCCAATCTCTAAAACATTTTTGACCATTTTTAAAATTAATATTTTTTGAAAATGAATATTGTTTTGTAAAAAATCTATCTAAAATATCACATAATAATTCAAAATTTAATTCCTTATGTTTTTTTTTAATACTTGGATATATATTATTTGCAATATATATAATTTCCTTTTTTGAAAATAATTGTTCCGTATTATCTTTTAATTCTGATAATAATTTTTTTTTTACAGTATTTATTATTTTACTTAATTCACCAAAAGTCATTATATAAATAATATTATAATTAATAACATATTTATATCAATTTTTATTTTAAAATTAGAATTTGCATAGCAAATTCTAATAATTAAAATAACTCATAAAAAAATCTTAAAAAAGATTTTTTGACTTTTGTGAGTATAAACTTTTTGTTTTTTAATTATTAAGACTAATAACTTCACCTATACCTTTAGTTGCACCTTCACGAAAGAAAAATACCATATTTTCTTCTAAAAATTCAGGATGGTATAAAAATTTAAATTGAACCATTGCAGTATCACCTATACGTAATTGTTTATCTGTATCTAATATTATTTCAGCACATTGTCTAATTGGACCACAATGTATAACAGGAGAATATCCATTTCTAATAGTGGTAGAATGTTTTAATATAGTTATTTTAGCCCAAAATTGTTTAACAATATTATTTTTCCATGTATCTAAAGAATCAATAAGAACCATACCTTTTTTTAATTGACGTCTTTCTATAATATCTTTAGGATTAGTAAATTTTATAGCAAAACAACCTTGTAAACCACTATGGATTTCAGTTATTTCTTCTCTAATTGTATTATGCATACTTCTGATAATTACTTCTTTAAAAGTTCCATTTGAAGGACCTAAAAACATTTTTTGTTTAATTTTAATAGTTTCACCTTTAGTTGTTCCTGATAAAACTAAACCAATACCTGGAACTTTGTAATTAGTATCTAAATATACTAATGAACCTTTAGTTTGTTCTTGCCATTTATTTCGTAAAGGTAAAGAATATAAAATTTTATGAATATTATCAATATTCATACCATTTTTATTAGAAGCAGAAATAACAGGAATAATATCATAATTATTTGACATTTTAGATATATAAGTATTAGTTTCTTGATATCTTTTATCAGAATCACTAATAAAATATAAAACTTTACCATATGTTTTTTTACTTAATAAATTTTTGAGTCTATTACATAATTTTTTATAAATATGCGAAGGTGTTATATCAATTTTAGTGATAATAATAATAATAGGAACTTTAAGATATAATAATATACCTAGATGTTCACGAGTCATTCGCGTAATACCATGATTTGCACCCATTACTACAATACCATAATTTGGAAAAGTTCCTGTTAAACCATAAACAGTTGTTTTGAGATATTTTTCATGACCTGCTAAATCTACAAATAAAATTATTTTTGATTTATTAATTTCTGAATCAGACTTATTTATTTGTATTTCTTCTAAACGCTTATTTTTATCCTGATAATTACATAAATATATTTTATTTGAAAAATTTTTATATAAAATTGGATTTAATGATATATTACTTGTTCTACCTGTCTCTTTTTCATGATGATGCATTAAAATTTTTTGCCTTGCAGAACCTCGTCCATCATCTAATTTACCACTACTTAAAACACCAATTAAAGAACTTTTACCAGCATCAACATTACCGCAAACAGCTATCATTAGTTCATCATATTTATTTGTCATAAATATAATAAAATATTATTATAAATTTTATTTTTTCAATTTTTATTTTGAAATTAAAATTATTTCTACGAAATAAAAATAAGAGATATTACATAATTAAATGATATAAAAAAGATTTATATATATAATAATAATGAATATTTTAATTTATGGATCTAAAGGTTGGATAGGTTCACAATTTGTAGAAATACTTGAAAATAATAGTTTAAATTTTATTAAAGGCAAAGCTAGATGTAATGATAAAAAAACATTGATTGAAGAAATAGAACAATTTAAACCGACACATATAGTATCTTTTATTGGAAGAACTCATGGTTGTATTAGAGATAAAAAGTATACTACTATTGATTATTTAGAACAAGAAGGTAAACTGGTTGAAAATATTAGAGATAATCTTTATAGCCCAGTATTACTTGCATTGCTTTCAAAAGAATATAACTTTCATTATACTTATTTAGGAACTGGGTGTATTTTTAAGTTTGATGATAACCATCCTTTTGGTAAGGAAATAAATGGATTTAATGAATCTTCTTTACCTAATTTTTTTGATTCAAGTTATAGTATAGTTAAAGGATTTACTGATATGTTAATGCATATGTTTGAAGAGAGTGTATTAAATTTGCGTATTCGTATGCCTATTACAGAAAGTATGAATCCAAGAAATTTTATTACAAAAATTACAACATATGAAAAAATATGTTCTATTCCTAATAGTATGACTGTTTTACCTGAATTATTACCTTTAGCATTAGATATGATGAAGAATAATATAACTGGAACAGTAAATTTAACAAATCCAGGTCTTATTAGTCACAATGAAATTTTAAATATGTTTACAGAAATAGTTGATCCAGAATTTACTTGGAAAAACTTTACAGCAAAAGAGCAAAGAAAAATACTTGCAAGTGATAGAAGTAATAACTTTTTAGATACATCAAAATTAGAAAAAATGTATCCAAATATAAAAAATATTAAAGAAAGTGTAAGAGAAATGCTATATAGTTACAAAAATACATATGTTCAAAAAAACACAGTAAAAGTTATTAAAAATAATATTAAAAATGAAATTAATAAAATTACAACTTTATTTATTACTGGAGGATGTGGATTTATTGGTTCTAACTTTTTAAATTATTTTTGTATGAAATATCCAGATATTAAAGTTATAAACTTTGATGCAATGTATTATTGTGCAAATATTAATAATGTTAATATTGATGTTAGAAATTCTCCTAATTATAAATTTATAGAAGGTAATTTACAATCATTTAATTTATTAAAATATATATTTGAAAATAATAATATTAGTCATATTATTCATTTTGCTGCTCAATCTCATGTTCAAAATTCATTTAATGACTCATTAGATTTCACTAATGATAATATTGTAGGGACTCATAATCTTTTAGAGGTCAATAGAATATTTAATAAAAATTTAGTTCGTTTAATTCATGTATCAACTGATGAAGTTTATGGTGAAAGTATGTTAGATATAAATGAGAAACATAAAACTGAACACTGTATCTTATGTCCAAATAACCCATATGCTGCAACTAAAGCTAGTGCTGAACTTATAGCACAAAGTTATAATCATAGTTTTGGCGTGCCTATAATAATAACTAGAGGAAATAATGTATATGGTCCAAATCAATATCCTGAAAAAGTTATTCCAAAATTTATTCAACAATTAAAAAATAATCAGAAAGTAACAATTCAAGGTAATGGAAGTTGTGTTAGAGCTTTTTTACATGCATATGATACAGCAACAGCATTTGAAACTATACTTTTAAAAGGTACTATTGGTGAAATATATAATATAGGATGTAATGAAGGAATGGAATATTCTATAATAAGTATAGCACAAATTTTAATCAAAATGATACATAATACTGATAATTATGATAAATATATAGAATATATTAAAGATAGACCTTTTAATGATACTAGATATTATATCAGCAATCAAAAATTAAAAGATTTAGGATGGAAAATATCTATTAAATTTGAAGATGGTATTAAAGATTTAATAGATATATGACTTTGAAAATATATTTCATAAAAATAATTGTAAGAAAATTTATAATGAATAAGTTTATTAATTATAAATAAAAATAATTTTATTTTTCATTTCTCTTCACGTATCAATTTAGAGATAAAAAAGTTATTATATAAATAATAATGATAAATATAAAAGTTGAATCATTAGAAGGTAAATTAGAAAAATACAAAAAATTGTTATAATAAAAGATAATAATATTTAAAAAATAAAAATACCTAATATATTTATATCTAAAAAAAGATATATGTGGATTTGATTTAGGTATAAAATATAAAAATCATGAAAATAAATATATTTTTTGGTTTGAAAAAGAAACTAATATTATTAAAAAAAATAATAAGAGGTTTCACCTTACAATGGTCTAATTTTTTCCAGTCATCAACAAACAACTTTCTTAATTGTTTACAGGATTATAGACTGGTAAATGATTAAATGAGTAGTCATTTGCTATACGGATTTTGCTTTCTGAGCTACGCATAACAGACTAAAATAGATTAACCAGAAACAACTTCATTTCAATAATGCTTATTATAATATTGTAAATAATCTTTGAGTGATTTATAAATAATAAGACGGCGTTTTAAATTGGAAAATGTTTAATACAATTAAGAGATAAAGATTGATAAAGTTAATAGTATCAATTAAGATATATTAAATTAAGTATTTTTTGGAATAGGTAAAATATCTTCAATTATATCTTTATATGATATAATTCTCATTTTACAACAATAACGTCTTATTTTAAGTTTTTGTATTAATTTTTCAATTTCTTGTTCTTCTTGTTTTTTTGATAATTTCGGATTATCACATATAATTTTTTTTTTAGTTTCAAATTCATATGTTTTATTACCTAAAAAATAACCACATGTTGGACATGTAAGATATAACATTATAATTAATTATATATATTTTTTTAATTATATTTTTTCAATTTTTATGAAGATTTATGAAATAGATTTTGATTTTCGTTTTTATTTCTATATTATAATAATATGAAAAAAAAAGATAAACAAATATATGAACGTTCTTTAATTTATATATTATCAGATACAAGACAAGTTTTTTTTGGATGTTTAAATAAATTAAGTAGTAATAAAAATCCATTACCATATATATTTGCAACAGAACGAAGAGAATTCGCTTTTGCTATATTATTAATTATTATGGGTTCATTATTATTATTATTATCAACATTGTTACAAAATATCTAAATTTATACTAATGCTTTTGATTTACCACATTCTTTTCTACAAATAGGACATATATAATTATATTTTTTTAACCATTGTTGAATACATTTCTTATGAAATAAATGTTTACAAGTTAATTTAATTAATTCTTCATCTTTATCCATATCATCTATACATATACTGCATTTATCTTTTTGTTTTATTTTAGATTTAAATGATTGTAAATTATTTAAATCTTTATCATCTAAAGCTACAACAACATCACTTAAATTTTGTAATGGATTTAATTGTAAATTAATAAATTGTTGTAATTGATTTATTAATACACCTGGTATTAACTCTTGTCCATGCGTATACATGGGATCAATATATGAAGAATTATTATTTATATTTTCTTCTTCACTTTCTTCATCACTTGAAAAAATAGTTGAAACATCACTTATATCTGAATCATCATTACTGTTTAAATTATCTATAATTTCTGCAAATTCTATTGGATCTATATTTTCATCTTCATTATTTTCGTCTTCGTTATTTTCATCTTCATTATTTTCATCTTC